ACTCCGTGACATGTGTGTAGATTTGGGTATTTATGAGAAAATCCCAGAGAGAACTAAGTTTTGTGGTCAGCACATTCAGGATAAATAATCTTCTTCCCACATATTAAATGAAAACACCATTGAATGTTTTGATTATGGTGATAGCCTACTGGCTCGCCATCTATGGTGTCACATTGGTGCCACACGCGACTAACAACTACACAGTCAACCTTTTGTGGCTCACGGTGGTTGTTCCAAATGTATTGCGTCTCATTGTGGGAAGCATTCCAAGATTGGCTGTGGATCGCTTGTTCTTTTTGGCGTCAAGTCTATTTGCTCTCATTATTATGTACGTGTTTAATCTTATCATGAAAGATACAAAGGAGGCGATCAAAGAATATGGAAGTGACAAAGGCAAGACACTTAAGTTGAGTGCCTTGCTCATGACAGCATTTACTGTTGGAGCTTTGATTACCTATTATTCAGGTATTGATAACTCAATCTATTCAAATATGGGTTGGGAGTCAAATCAGGGCTTGACAATTTGATCCTTCACAAAGTAGAAGACCACGGCAGCAACCAAACCCGTTGAAGCCAAGCCAACCATACTTCGGCTCCCTTGTTCATTAAGGAATTTGGGGATTGAAGTGACAAGCTTGTCTTGAACTGGCTTAGACACCGCAAGGGCAGCCGCAGCACCCGCAACAAGGGCGATCATTTGATCATCAGTAAGGTTGAATGGGTTCTTACTTTCTGGGGCCTTCTGTTCTTGTTGTGGCATCGCATACGCACCCTGGGGTTGTGGGGCAGTCATTTGTGGCATCATGCCTTGCATCTTGGGCTCATCCATCATCATTGGTGGTTCCATCATAATATCATTAATTGGAGTAGAGTCCATAGTCTGTTTATTTTCACTCACATTTTTTTCAGGTTCAGAATTATTCACAAAACTTGTTGTTGGATTGTCATTAAGTGGTACCATTCCATCGCCATTATCCGCCAGGTTCAGGGTCTCCATTTTAGTATAGTCTTATGTTTTTGATAAACCTAAGTGACGCGCTGGTGAGTAATTATTTAATGTCACATCTAAAAGAAATACACCTAGGATCTTCAATTGCTAGCGGAGTATGCCAGAAGTCTGAACATACACTCAATTGTATCCTGGAAGAAATAAAAAAGTTTTGTATTGAATTGATTGGGGACACAGGAACTTTTCATTGGCAAAAAAGTATCAAAATTACAGATCTTATTGATGGATACACAAATGATAAATGTTTTATCAACCCAGACGGCGGTCTGTTTTTTGTGACTATTGATTCAAAGAAGTATTGTTTCATGATTGTTGAAGATAAGTATCAAGGTACAAATGATCTAAGACTTTCAAAGGGTCTTGCCAAACAAGGATTAGGGAATGCAATTGAGAGAGTGTTTAAGAATCTTAATGCATCCTGGCACCTTTTCAAAGATTTACCGATTTCACCATACATTGTATTTGTTGCTGGGTGTGACTTTCATAGTAGTGAAAGTATTATCCACAGAATTGGACCACTCTCAAACTTTGGTAAAGATCCAATTGTGTGGGAAATGGATGGAGAAAATGTATTTGATGTTTCTGAAATGACTTCTAAAATCGACATTAAAAAGAATGTTAATAGAGAGTTTGCAATTTTTTGTGTCAAGACTCATAAATATGATAAGTTTCCATACGAAAGTTCCATGTGGAAAGATAATGAGCGCCTAGAAGTCATGAAGCATGTTGCAGGGGAATCACTTAAGGAAATCATACACTATCATTATAGACATGAAAGAGTATGTATATCAACCCATGATAACATACATAGGCAATAAACGAAAACTTATTGATAAAATCGAAGAAGTTGTGAAAAAACTTAATCCCCAGACATGCGTCGATACCTTTTCTGGATCAGGTGTTGTTTCAAGAATGCTTCTAAGTCATTCCAAAAAGTTATACGTAAATGATTTGGAAAAGTACTGTGAAATGTTATCTATATGTTTTCTCAAAACTCCAACATGGAGTGACCAAGCTGAAATAGCTCAGCATATTAATGCCATGAATGATGTACCTGATAAAGTCGGACTCATAACCGAATTGTATTCACCAAGTGACACATGCGATCGATGGTTTTATACACCCGAGAATGCTAAGCGTATTGATGGAATGATAGACTATATTGAGAGATGTGTACCCGAACACCTCAAGCCTTACTGCCTTGGTCCACTCCTGGTGAAAGCAAGTATTCACACAAATACGTCGGGTGTTTTCAAAGGATTTCATAAGGGTGGTTGGGGTGGAAAAGGTGGCCACGCCCTTGATCGAATCACAAAGAGGATTGAAGTTGAATGTCCTATGTGGCTGGAACCCATGAGAGAAGTTGAGGTCAGACGCCTTGATGCATGTGACTTTTTGAGAGATCTTCCTCGGGTAGACCTCATCTATCTAGATCCACCCTATAATCAACACCCATACGGTTCGAACTATTTCATGCTTAATCTCATATGTACCAACGAGAAACCTCATACAGTTTCAAAAGTATCAGGTATCCCCGGGGATTGGAATAAGAGTCAGTACAATAGTAAAGGTAAAATTAGAGAAGCTATGGAACTTACCTTGAAGTTGGCTACGGAAAAGGCAAAACATACCCTGGTGTCATACAATAATGAAGGTTTCATCAAACCTGGTGAGTGGGAAGATATTCTTAGACCCTATACATACGAAAAAATTGAAATTGACTATAGTTGCTACAAGGGAGGTCGTAACCTAAAGAATCGTCCTAAGAAAGTCACAGAGTTCCTCTTTGTTATCTCGTCTTCGTGATTTTGAGATTTGTCTTTTTGGTTGCCTTCTTGGCATCATCCTCCTTCTGGTCGAGGTATTTAGGGTTGTACATTTTTTTGTGTAGTTTCCAGAGGTTGGGACTTCCAACTTTAAACCCCTTCCTGATTGTCGCCTTGTACCAAAAGACACAATCAGTAATCTTATTAGACTTTACCGTATTGTCTAGGACCAGGCACTCATAGTTTTCCGTACATGCATCCATCACTTTTGAAAACATGTCAAATGAGGGGAATATCCCAAAAAATGATTTATAGAGTTTTTCTCTATTTTGTATGATGTTTTCCCTAAGAATAAACACGTAATCTACATTGGCACGCAGGGCTGGTGGGAGGTCCATCACATATTGCATCGTCAACATGAAGAATATATTGTAATGCCTCCCGTTCATGAAGCATTGACGAATGCATGTATCCTTGAGGAACTTTGAGTCGTACATGCAATCATCAAGAAGCATAAAAGCACCATTGTATGGACTCTTCCCCTTTGTACCTACAATCTTTCGTTGTCTTGATATAACCCTTTCTATGGCGTCCCTGTCGTACTCACCATACACAAACAGGTCTGGGATAAACTCACCATAAAAATGATTACCTTCTTCTGTACCTGATAAGACTATTCCTGCTGGTATATGTTTCTTGTGATACATAATATCCTTAACGAGGGTTGACTTCCCTGTGTTACGCTTTCCTATAAACACACAGACTCGATCGTCCGACATCGTCTCGGGTTTGAATTTCCTCAATTGTAGATTCATTCTACAGTAGTGTCCCGTTTTATTTAGCAAAATTTTACTCACATACTATAGGAATGTCTGGTCGTTTGAGACTTGCCGCCACTGGAGTCCAAGATCAATGGCTCACAGGCGATCCACAGTTTTCGCATTTTTTGATGAATTTTAGAAGACATACAAAGTTTGCTATAAATTACATTGAGAGTCAATTTGATGGAGACTCCACGTTTGGAAAAACTGTTACATGTCGTGTTCCAAATGATAGAGGTGACCTGTTAAAAAATTTAACTCTAAAAGTGACCCTTGATGACCCCTCGTCTGGATATGAATGGTGTCCTTCTGTGATATCACACCTTGTAGAGAGTGCCGAGCTTCTCATTGGTGGTCAAACTATTGAAAAAATCACAGGTGAATACATTTATATTCATCAGCAACTTCATAATACAGATGATGACATAGATCAAACGGTGTATTTCTTAAATGGCCATGGAGGAACACTCGCTTATACTGGAGACTATACATATTATATGGATCTCCCATTTTACTTTTACCGAAATCCAAGTCTAGCTATTCCAACGTGTGCTCTCACAAAGCAAATTGTTGAAGTTCGGATAAAATTGAGACCTCTCGCAGAACTTGTGAGTGGTTCTAATCCAGAAAATGCCACGGCAAATATCAAAAAGTTTTCGCTTGATACAGAGTTTGTCTTTTTGACGGACAATGAAAGGAACTATATGATGTCTAGACCACTTGATTATCTCGTGACCCAGGTGCAGATGTCAAAGTTTCTGATGAAGGCTGGTGAAAATACAAAGTCGGTTATGCTCAATTTTTCACACCCCGTACGCGAGCTTTTCTTTGTTTCACAATCAGAGGCAGCTGTAACAGCAAATCATCCAAATAGGTACAATACACTTGTAAATGTAAAACTTCAATTTAACAATGAAATAGTTTTTGATAGAGGTAGAAAGTTTCTTGTATATGAGCAAGCTCTTAAACATCATATTAGTCCACCAGAATATGTAGCTGGAACAAACTATAAACAATCTGAGTTTGGCATGTACAGTTTTGCCCTAAAACCGGAACTTTATTACCCCACTGGTCAGGTTAATATGAGTCGTATATTTCATAAACTTCTTACTATTCAGATAGATCCAATTAATGAAGTGGATAACAACAATACCAGAGTGTACGCCGTCAATTACAATATACTTCGTGTTGAAAGTGGATTAGCTGGTTTAAAATTTTAGAATGCTATAATAGTAATGGCTGGTGTTGTTCAGCTCTTGGCATCTGGTGCTCAAGACAGGTATTTTACCATAGACCCAGACTATACATACTTTTTGCAAAGTTTCAAGAAACATTCAAACTTTGCAAGAGAATATGTAGACATAGATTCGGAGAATGTAGCCGACTTTGGTGGGAAAGCGAGATTTAAAGTGTCTCAAAACGTTGGTGATATGTTATTGACTCTTAGTGTGAAGATCAAGCTACCCATAATTTCAAGTATATTATACACAGATCCAAGATTTATAGAATCCATTGGACATGCACTCATTGAATATGCTGATCTCATCGTGGGTGGAAAAGTCATTCAGCGGTTGCCAAGTGATTATCTTCAGATTTACTCAGAGCACTTTGTCACACAAACAAAACAAAGAGCTCTTAGACAACTCATAGGAAAGTATCCAGAGCGAACAATTGATACAAGAGTTTCCGACAAAGACATTTTAGGTAACATTGGAACAGCAGACACAGAAGATGAGTTCTTTGTGGACCTTCCATTTTACTTTTATAATAACCCAGAGTTAGCTGTGCCACTCTGTGCCATCAAGAAGCAGGAAGTTGAAGTTGAAATCAAAATACGCAATCACGACCATCTCATCATAAAAGGCACAACAGGGGAACTTCAACCCGTGACACCCGGAACTATTAATCTCAAAGAGTTCAAACTTTGTGCAGAAGTTGCTTTTATTGATCCATGTGAGAGACTCAAGATTGAAAATGAGAAAATGAGGGACTATGTCATTACCCAAGTTCAACAAAATACTTTTGAAGTTGCACAGGCTATTCAGGAAGGTAATTTTAAGTTGGATTTTTACAATCCAGTGAAAGAGCTCTACTTTGTCATTCAGAGACAAGGTGACACAGGTACAAGTGAGGGTCAATTCATTACCCCATTTGACTATGATAATACCCTTGCAGATACAGGTGGAAAGTATATTCTTTATGAAAACCTCGACTATCTCACATTGGATCTTGATGGCCAACCAATAATCACAGAGGAAACGGGTAATGTCATATTCCTCAAAGCTGTTCAGGCAGCTATTCATCACTCCAAGACACAACTCATTAGGCGATTCTATTCGTATAGTTTTGCACTTGAACCCGAAAAATGGTATCCTACTGGTCAAATCAATTTTAGTCTCGTGAAGGAGCAAATACTCAACCTAAGTCTGACTCCGTGTACAGATTATGCAAGACAAGTCAGGGTGTACGCCGTGAGTCACAACATTCTTCGTGTAACTGAGGGAACTGCTCGAACTCTTTTTGATTTGAAATATTAGGAAAGATGATGAAAACTGGATTTGGTGAATCGTCAGGGGCTTACGAAGAGTCCCAGCAACAAGCTCTCATGGGAATACTCCTTCCAGTCCTAGAGAGAAGTATGGTCATGGCAGCTGAATATTCCAAAGCATGTGGACGTGATACTGTACTACCAGAAGACATGGAATATGCAATCAAGTATTGTGTGATGTATACAGTT